TATTCAGATGAGATCTGAGTTTGAAGAGATCACTCGCGATTTCTCAATGTCCGTTGATGGAAGTAGTATAGATACTATTGAGTGGTTTTTAGAGAACGGCCATAGGTCGAACTCCCTTCGTAATGGCTTTGATCGTGCGAAAGAAATCGCACTTGCTATTAAGGAGTATGCAAATGGCTGCACAAAAGAAATTAGAAGCCGGGAGTCCCTATGAACATTTTGACAAGGACGGCGATGGCATAGTCTCCGATGAGGAGTTTGCGCTTGAACGAGAAATGATGAGAGCTGATAACGAGGATAAGAAGGAAGATCAAATCAGAAGGATGGCTTGGTTCGCCCTTTGGGGCATGTTGTTGTATCCTGTTGGTATCTTTATTGCCGACATGGTTGGATACGAAACGACCGGTCAACTCCTAGCAGATATTGCACCAACATACTTTGTTGCAATCGCTGGTCTGGTTGGTGCTTTCTTTGGTGCTCAAGCTTATCAAAAATCAAAGATGCCACCTTCAAAAGGTAAGTAAAAATGACACGATTGATTTATCAAGTGTACGTTGGAAAACGTTCACGACTATATGATTGGTGTACAGAGTCAGTAAAAAAATATGCTGAAAGAATTGGTGCTGATTATATTTGTCAAAGACAACCAATTCTAAAAATTAAACCCGACGTGTTTATGACTAATCGTAGTAAGGAGTCATATGAAAAGCACGGCGGGTTTTTACCTATCTACGAAAAAGAAAACGCCTTCGACTATTTCGATAAATATGATCAGATCTGCATTGTAGACTCTGACATTTTTATTCGAGACAGTGCACCTGACATCTTCTTTGAACTTACAGATGATTATGACTTTGGTGCTGTCGTTGAATCGAGTATGCCAATTCATCCTTGGTATAGAGATAAGCTTCTGAACTATTCAAGAATGCAGTACGGTTCGCTCAGACTCGATTGGAATCCAGCGTATAACGATACTACTGGATTTCCTTTTATGAATATGGGTCTCATGCTCATGAATAAGAGCTTTGCTCGATATCTGAAAGGTCAGACTGCAAAGCAATTCATTGAAAGACGAGAGTTCAAAGGATTCGTCGATGGAATGGGTCCGTGGAAGTGGTCAACCGATCAGACTCTACTGAACTGGTGGATCCGTAAGGAAAAGATGAATATCAAGAATTTAGACTGGAAGTTTAATGGACTATACACTGCAAATACTAGAATTATGCAGTGTCATTTCGTTCACTTCTTCTTGAAGGATAAACTTCCTAATGCTGGTGAAAACATTGAGGATCTAAAGAAGGCAATTGAAGCATGAAGCAAACAGTAGAAGGATTTATGGTGCCGAGTGGAGAAGGTGTACTTGGTATTAAACCGGACTGTCTATTTTCTAACTATCAACTCGAAGTCTATCGCTTTGCAATCAGTAAGTGTAAGGACTTCAATGTAGCTCTAGATATTGGTGCCAATGTTGGTATCATGACTCGAAGGATGTATCTCGACTTTCATGACGTAGTAGCGTTCGAACCTCTATTCTGTGAATATCTAAGAAAGAACACAGAAGATCTGAAGAATATCGTGATCCATGACTGTGCTCTCGGTGAGAGAGAAGAAACGCTCAGAATGAGAGTTGGTAAATATAATAGTGGTGGATCTAATATTGAAAAAGATGGAGAGCGAGAAGTTGAAGTTAAAACTCTTGACTCATTTAATCTTACCAACGTAGATCTAATCAAGGTGGACGTAGAAGGTTGGGAGTATTATGTGATGGCTGGTGGACAGAATACATTTGAATCATGCTCAACTTTTATGATTGAAATCCACGATGATAATGAAAAAAAGAACAAGATTATGAAATGGTTCAAGGATAGAGAATTCAATTCGCATAAGATTGGACCGGACTATATCTTTTGGAGAGATTAATGAAAGCAGTTATTTACCAGTTTTGGGAAGGTAACTTATCGCCAGGCAATGAAGCCGGCGTAAAGCTTATGAAAAAATATGCCGAAAGAATTGGAGTTGAACATGTTTTTGAGCTCAATCCCTCATGGCCGAGCGATGCAAGAATTAAACGACAAAATCTCGGAAGGTACAATCCACACTATGGTGCTTTCAAGCCTCTCTTTGATTCTGCTTATGATAACTATGACTATATTCTTTTCTGTGATACTGATGTAGTACCACGTAAAACATACGAGCACATCTTTGGAGAGTTCATGAAGATGTGTATGGACGATCAAGTCGAGCTTGGAATCTGTGAGGAACACATGCAACCCGAGCTTAGATCTAAATATAACATGGGTGGCATCAACTCAAAGAACGATCTGCGCTGGCACGATCTAATCAAACAAAGATATGGCACCGAAATGGCAAAGGACGCTAAAGGCAGACACAGAGTATTTAACTCTGGTTGTGTAATGTACAGTGGCCTCGCTCGAAAGAAAGCGCAGGAAAAGTTCGTAGACTTCAAGGACTACTGTGACTATATGGCACAGTCTGGAATGCCATCATTCTATCAGGGTGATCAGAACTATCTGAACGCGATGCTTCCTCATTTTAAGTACGGTATCATGAATTATAAATGGAATAGTCAGGTATTTTATGAACCAGGAACTTCAGGCGACTTTAGACCAATATCTGATTACACTAACGATGAAACTAACTTTGTACATGTACAGCTGCGCGGAGCGGATAACTATAACATGTCAAGATTGAAGAAGGTAATTAAATATGATCAACGCGGAACTCGGTCACTGTAAGAACGTAGAAGAATTTTATTCTTCAATTCGAGAACAGCAAGAAGAAGCTCACGGCTTTGATTATTGCGAACAGCATGATGCAATCATGAAATACGCTAAAGATTGTAAGACTTATGCTGAGCTTGGTACACACCAGGGTGGTACACTAGCCTGTGCACTTTTGGCAGGATTTAAATATGTTGAAGGTGTTGATATTGACATGCATCGATATCGTAAGTTCCTTCAGCCTCTTGCAGAAAAGCACGCAAAGGATAACAAAATTCTTTTGAAAATTAAAGAGGTTGATTCAACTACTATGGAATCAATTGGTCCACAGGTTGACATGCTTCTAATTGATTCTTACCACAAAGCATTTCACATGAAGAAGGAACTACAAATGCACGGTGGTAGAGCAAAGAAGTATATCGTCGCTCATGACACGTGGTCAATTACTGAACTTCATGATTGCCTTGAAGAGTTTTGTTTTAATAATCCTGGATGGTCAGTACTTGAAAGAGGCACTACAAATGTAGGCTATACGGTGTTAAAGAAAAATGTCTAATATTATTCTACAGCATTTTGACGGAGATCTACGTCCACTTGACGAGCTATCTGTCGAGAACATGACAGCTTATGCCGCCATGATCGGAGCAGACTATCGTCTTATTCGCGGTAAACCATTTAATGCCAGACTCACTGGTGCATGTCAAAAAGTCTATATGATCGATGAAGAGTTTGATGAGTATGATAACGTCTGTATGGTTGACATCGATATGTTTGCTCCAAGGGGTATGAAAGAAGATGTATTTAAAGTTAAGGGTGTAGGTCTACACGCCGAAACGCAAGACATGCTTCATCGAAAGATCATCAACGAATACGGCATTTCAATGACAGATATCAATAAACCATATTGGGGCGGTGCAATTTATAAGATGGATAGAGGTCTTAGACAGAGACTCAGAGAAACACTTCGTAGAGGAGATGATATGTGGATGAACAAATACAATCAGGCATATCACTTCGAGGATGAGGGTATCTTCCATACACTTATGTGCTGGTCTTCTGCGTATTTACGTAAAGATGAGTGGTACATGGATCGTAAATGGTGTCAGTGTTCATTCCTCCCGAATCCTGAAAAGGCTGGCTTTATTCACGTTAGAACAAAAGTAACACCGCAAGGACCAAAGAGAACGAAGATGGAAAACTATCAGGCTCTGGTCAATAAGGGTATCCTATGAGATTCTATTGGGGAGATCAGATCCCTAACTTTGGTGACACTCTGAATGGACCGCTGTTAGAGTGGCTAGGGATAGACTATACTCATACGAATAATCATGAAACGGGTAAGTATTTTTGCATCGGTTCTATCATTAGACTCGCCAAAAATGCAACTATCCTCGGGTCAGGAATTATTCGAGAAGTAGATGAGATAGATCCAAAGTGCACGATTAGATTTGTCAGAGGAACAAAAAAAAAAAAAAGTGTAATAGAACAGGGAGGTGACTGCCCTGAGATATACGGTGATCCTGCACTCCTAGCTCCAAGATTTATTCAGCCTCGAAAGAAAAAATACAAGGTTGGATTTGTTCCGCACTATTGGAATCATAATCCTGGCATGATTGATAGGTACAAGTTCTTAGGATGGGAGTTTATTAATGTACTAAATAGTAATCCGATTGAGGTAGTTCAGAAGATTACTGAGTGTGAATACATCGCGTCAAGTAGTCTACATGGAATTATTATTGCACACGCGTATGGTATCCCTGCGGCGCATGTGAAATTTCCTGGAACGAAAAAAATCTTTGGAGACGGAATTAAATATTCTGACTATTATGCCAGTGTTGGCATGAAAAACGTAATTCAAGACGCGAGCAAATGGGAACAAATAAATTTTCAAACTCCTAGACAATTGCCTGATCTAGATAGAATTGAAGAAATCCTAAGAGAGTACTCATGATTAACGCATATATTATAACTATCAAAGATAATGAAAGATCTCAACGAGCAGCAGATCGTCTGATTGACTCGATGCCTTCTAACATTACACCTAAAAAGTTTGACGCGATAGTTCCTGATCAAGTAGACAGACTTATGAAGAAGTACAAGCTCAAGTGGACTTGGCCTTGGCAAGGTGAAGAGTATAATCTAAAGGCTGGTCTTATTATGAGAGCCTATCAGACTGCAGATCCAAAGAAGCGTATGGGTTGTTTTCTATCTCACTATATGTTATGGCAACGCTGTATTAAGTATGATGAGCCTATGATTATTCATGAGCATGACGCACTTTACTTTTCAAATGAAAATTTACCTGTTTACGAACTGGAAAAATCTTGGTATAATATTATAGGGTTAAACAATCCGGCTGGAGCAACTCGGATGGCGGGTGCATATGATCGAGTTGTCTATGAGTCTGAAGGTAAGATTGTAAGAGCACCGGCAATTGATGACCATAATATACCACAAGGAATTGCCGGTAATTCAAGTTACTATATAAAACCAGAAGGTGCAGAGACAATGATTGATTTGACTAAGGAGTACGGCTGCTGGCCAAATGATGCATTAATGTGCCGTCAGTTGGTGTCTACACTTGGTCAGACGAAGCACTACTATACTGGAGTCCAAGGTATCGAAAGTACAACGACAAAATGAATTTAGAAGCTTATTGCATATACGTAAAGGGAAAGGCAGATGACCTAGCAGATCGCTGCGTAAAGTCAGGAAAAAAACACGGTGTTCATGTCACAAAAGTTCCTGGCCATACACCGGACACGTTGAACATTGATTCCTATTATGCTGAGCATAATCTGCCTCAACAGCACTTTTATGAGAAGTATTCTCGTATCGATCCGGTAAGGTGCGCTTTTGCGTCTCACCATACTCTGTGGCGTCAGTGTGCTGAAGGTAATATCGCATACCTAATTCTTGAGCATGATGCTATCTTTGTTAACGATCTTCCTCGTACTATCTTTGGAAATATTGTCAATCTAGGCAAGCCATCTTACGGAAAGTATAAGATTCCTATGCTTGGTGAGAATCGTCTAGTTTCAAAGCAATATCTACCTGGTGCACATGGATATATGATTACTCCATTTGGTGCAAAGCTTCTCCTTCATAGAGCTCAAGTTGATGCTGGTCCTACGGATGTGTTTATTCATAACGAAAGATTTCCAAACGCAATCAATGAAGTCTATCCTTGGCCAATTGAGTGTAATGACTCCTTTACTACGATTCAAAACATAGCGGGGTGTGCTGCAAAGCATAATTTTGATGATGACTATGAAATACGATAAAGCATTTCTTACGGGTTGCGATTCCAACACAGAGTGGATGCTACCTTGGTTCTTTGAAAATTTGAAGAAAAATACGGATCAACCTATTATCTTTGCGAACTTTGGTGTAAGCGATATTGAATCGATTCAACCTCAAGTCCATGCAGTCATCGACATGACAAAGACTCGAGAAGAAGGTTGGTTTAAGAAACCAAAGTCAATGCTTCACTGTCCTGCAAAGAAGACAGTTTGGATTGATAGCGATATTCAAGTAATGAATCCAATTGATGACGTATTTGATTTACTCGTTCCAAACAAACTTAATATGGTCAAGGATAAACCCTGGTCAATGAGATATCGTACCGAGATGTATAACTCTGGCATCGTAGGCATGATAGATCAGCCATATATATTAAGTCTATGGATAAAAAGAATTATGGAGAATCCATCACGTGGAGATCAGGAAACACTGCATGAAATGTTGGATCCTCTACAAAATTTGATGTATATTAACGAACTGCCTAACGAATATAATTTTCTTCGGCTTCAATTTGAAAGTGACGATGAGAATATTCCAGACAATGTAAAGGCTATCCATTGGACGGGTCGTAAAGGTAAGGATAGAATTAGAGAGATGTTGAATGCCTAGAATCGTACATATTATTGGTAATGGTGATAACGCTAGTTTGTATCTACGCAAACCACGTAAGGGTTTAAAGATCGCGTGTAATCAGACTCCCTTTCCTATTCCCGATAAGTGGGCTACTGCGATGGTTGACTTTAAGTTCATGAATGCCATGAAGCAGGGCCACGTTCAGGTAGATGGAAACTGGGTGTGTGGATTCAGGCCACAGAAGTGGTGTAATGACAATCCCGACTGGTATATGAAGTGGGCTCCACAGATTCGCGAATTCTATACCGTTCTTCCAAAGTATGCTGTTCCAAACAATAACATTGGCATGGGGTAT